GGTGAAGCAACTGTTATTGCTCCGATTATTAGAGATTTAATAGATTCATCTATTAAAAATGATGACCATTTAATTAAACTCGCAACAATTGCACAAAGATTAGCAGCAGCCGAAGCAAAGGGAATTGGTGAAGACGGTTGGTTAAGTGAATATGAGAAAGCACAATTATTAACAGAACTAGAAGATACTGTTAATGAGATTGATAAAAAAAATGATGAGAAGTTATTAGATATTCAAGTTGAAATTGAAGAAATAAAAACTAAACTATAATGGCAGATACTCAAAGTAACATATTTGGTTTTTTAGCAACCGTAGATAATGTATATGGTACAACATCCGAATTACCAACTAAAGAAGCAGGTGAAGAGGGATTGGATGCTATTTCAGTCTACAATGATAATAACGCATTTTCAGATAAAGACGCTAGAATGTATGGTGCAATCACCTACAGAAGAGAAAGTACTATTAAAGTAGATGATTACGCATTCCCATTTGATAAAAATAATTTTACGTTTCCAATCAAAGGGGAAACGGTAGTTATAGTAAAACTAAACAATCAATCGTTTTATTTACCATATGCTAATACTCCATATTCAAATTATAGAAGAGATTACACCACATACTACGCTACATTAGAAGAAGATGTAGAAGTGCCTGCTGGAAAGCAAGGTGGTGGTTCTATGGCAAATACGGCTGCTACTGGTGGCAAAACAAATGCAAAAACTAAAACGAAAGATAAAAACGATTATGTAGTAAACGAAAAAATAAAATTTTTAAAACCGTTAAATGGTGATACTATCATAAGTGGTAGAGTTGGTAACACAATTCGTTTTAGTGAATTTTTTTTAACTGAAGATGGTAAATCATCTTCCCCATCTATATTCATTCGTAATAAACAAAATCCAGAATTAGATTCAAAAAAAATAGGTGAATTAGTAGATGAAGATATTAATAAAGATGGCACATCAATTTACATAACTTCTGGTAAAGTTAAAGTTCCATTTAAGGAAACTGTAGCTAAAACTAAAACCGCATTCAAAGGGTACCCATCATCCGATTCTTTGAAGGGTGACCAATTATTTATAAACTCTGATAGAATAATTCTTTCATCAAAAGCAAGTGAGTTTATTATATTTGGAAAAGGAAATACGGGAATACTAACTGATGGTAATTTCACAGTAGATGCAGAGCAAGAAGTTTATATTCACAATAATAAAAATATAACATTACATTCAAAAGGTTCCAATCAAATATTTCTTAATTCAGATAGCGGTAAAGTATTTATAGGTAAGAATAGTGGGGTAGGACAAGAAGGAGCGGCAGTACAACAAATGGTATTAGGTGGTGAACTTGTTAAGATATTGAAAGATTTAATAAGCGCTATTTTACAACAAAATTACTTAACACCATCAGGACCATCAAAGATTGGACCAGAAAATGCTGCAGCATTTCAATCAATAAATTCACAATTAAAAACGATACTATCTGCTAATAATTATTTAAGTAAAACCTAATGGCTATAAATTTAAATAAGGCAAAACAACTTTTTAAAGGAGGGATTTCCAATAGTTGGACAGACTTTTATTTAAATATGGCATTAGAAATGGCAGAAAATGTTGCTAAATCTAAAGCAGCAGCAGTAGGTTCATCTATTGTAGGGGGTACTTCTGTATTGGGTGATACGGGTGCGATTGGAGATTTCTTTCCAGAAGCGGATTTAAATAATATAGCAAACAACTATTGGTTTGCTCAATCATTAACCGAAGAATATGATAAAGTTATAAGAGGTGGTAAAACTCTGATAGGAGGAGTTCCATTTACAGGAGGCAATACTGCACTAATGGAAGCAACGCTACTTTTAATTTTAAACACAACCACATTAAGTAAAACTGGAGATTTATTAAGAGATATTGGCCCCGCAGTTCAGGCATATTGGTTAGGTGCAACTTCTGCTAATATACCCGTTCCAGCTATACCATGTACAGGTGCAGTAGCAAATTTATCAACAATCGTTGGTTTAAATTTATCTACTGGAATATGGACACCAATTGTTCTACCACCAATGGCTAGTATTTCTCCATTTTTGTTAAATTTTATAATATCCGCATCAGTTCATTTATTAACTGTAGGTGGATTATTTACTTGTAATTGTACATATCCTCCACCTGCTCCACCCGCTCCCGGAGTTTTACCATGGAATGGTTATTTTGTTAAACCATTTAGTGGTAGTCCATTATCTTCTTTGGATTTTAAAGATATGGTATCACTCGCAGGAGGTGTAGCAATATCTGGAGTAGATACATTGGTAGGTGCAACAAGTGCAATAACGCAAACAGAAAACCAAACTGATGTAGTTTCTGCAATTGAAACTGCTATCGTTAAAGGATTTGTAGAAGGTGAGCAAACTCAAGAACCAGAAATTGCAGCAGCTATAAAATCTATAATATATGGTGATGAAGCAGAATTAATAGAATCATCTACACTACTTGCCTCAAGATAAATCGGTGTAAATTTTAACTTATTATATTTATTAACAAATAGAACAATAATTTTTATGAAATCAGACATTTTATTAACACTAATTAGAGAAGTAGTTAAGAATGAAGTAAAAGCACAAGTAAAAGAAGAAGTTGCTAAACTTATAAAATCTGGTGCAGTTACTTTAAATCTACCTAAAAAACCTGCTACACCTACATTAAAGGAAGCAATTAAATCGGTAGACCCATTTGAAGCTGCTACAAACGCGTTACAACAAAGTAGAAAAGTTGTAGCTCCAACGCAAAAACCTCAAATCAAAAAGGAATTTACAAAAGACCCGATGATTAATGAGATTTTAAATATGACAACTCCATTCACATCCGCACAAAAAGCAGATGGTGGAATGGGTAGTGGTGGCAGTGTATTAGATATGATACAACCACAAATGAGTGTTGATGAAAATGGTTGGGAAAGTATGGATTACAGAGAAGTAAATGTACCATCTAATGTTCCAAACTTTCAATCAACTGGTGATGGATTACAAGATGCAACAATGAAAGCATTAACACGAGATTATTCTGAATTAGTAAAAAGATTTAAATAATGGCAATAGAGTTAGGTAACGTAAAAGTAGCGGATTTAGCAGAAAACGATTACAAAGTATTAGGAATTGGGATAAATAAATCTTCAAATTCTAATGGTGTGTTCTCTACAAATTACACTACCCTTACTCAAGCAAAAGATAATTTAAAAAACTTAATTCTAACGAAAAAAGGTGAAAGATTAATGAATCCTGATTTTGGATGTGATGTTTGGTTAGTGTTATTTGAACAGATGGATGGTGCTACAATCGAAACAAGAATTGAAACAGCTATTGTAGATGCGGTTGATACTTGGTTACCATATTTAAGTTTAACTTCAATAGTATTTGATTATGATGATAATGATATAGATACTAACAAAATATCGTTAGATATTCAGTTTGCGTTAGCATCAAATCCAAATTTAAGAGAATCGGTAGAAATAATTATAAATAACTAATAATGGCAATTAAACCATCAGATAAAAGTTGGGGAAACGATACCAAAAATATCAATTATATTGGTAAAGATTTTGCTACATTTAAGCAAAATTTAATAGATTTTACTAAAACGTATTTTCCAAATACATATTCAGATTTTAATGAAGCATCTCCTGGTATGGTGTTCATTGAACAAGCTGCTGCAATTGGAGATGTTCTTGCATTCTACCAAGATACTCAATTAAAAGAGTCAATGTTATCACATGCTACAGAGCGTAAAAATGTGGTTTCTTTGGCTCAATCTATGGGTTATAAACCAAAAGTAACTTCGCCTGCCATAACTACACTAACGGTATATCAATTAATACCATCGGTGTATAATTCAAAAAATAATAGTGGTACAAACTATGAAGCAGATTCTAGATTTTATTTTAAAATAAAAGCTGGATTTCAGGTGCAATCATCTACTAATAGTAATGTATCATTTATAACAACCGATGCAATTGATTTTGCAAATCCAACAGATAGAACAATTGATGTATACGAAAGGGATGCCACAACAGGTACTCCTACACAGTATTTAGTATCTAAAAAAATTAAAGCAATATCTGCAAAAGAAAACACTATTGGAATTACATTAGGAAATGATACCGATTACCCATCCGTAACACTTACTGATACTGATATTATTCAGATAACATCGGTAATGGATGGTGGAAATAAATATTATGAAGTTCCATATTTAGCGCAAGAAAGTATATTTGTAGAACAGCCCAATGTAAATGAATTATCACACTATTCTGGTTCAGTACCATATATTTTAGAAGTACAAAAAGTACCTCGTAGATTTTCTGTAAAAATAAATACAGATAATACAACTCAAATACAATTTGGAAGTGGTGATGTTAATTTAAGAGATGAACAAATACTACCGAACACTAAAAACGTTGGTTTGGGTTTAGCAAATTCAGTAAGTAGATTAAATCAGGGAATAGACCCATCTAATTTTTTAAAAACAAATACATTTGGTATAGCACCTGCTGGAAAAACATTACAAATAAAATACTTAACAGGTGGTGGTATTCAATCAAATGTTAATGTTGGAGATTTAACTAAAATTCAAAAAATAGAATTTGAAGATGATATATTAGCAATACCATCGGATTTGATTAATATGTATAATTCGTTTAAATCAACTATTGCCGTAGAAAATTTAGAACCAGCTATTGGTGGTAGAGGTGCAGAATCTATTGAAGAAATTAGACAAAACGCATTGGCAATGTTTGGTTCTCAAAATAGAGCAGTTACAAAACAAGATTATATAGTAAGAGCATTATCATTGCCAGAAAGATATGGTAGTGTCGCAAAGGTGTATGTATCTCAAGATGGAGAAATAGATAATAATTCACCTGCATCCATTTTATCTAGCCCCGCATCTATTGCTGAATTTACTAATTTAGTAGATGGATTTAAGAATATGAGCAAATCAGATATTCAAGGTCAATTAATTAAATATCTTTCACAAAAACGTTCTGCAATATCAGAAGTAAATAATCCCTTTGCCATTAATATGTATGTGTTGGGATATAACAGTAATAAAAATCTAACTCAATTAAATCAGGCAGTTAAACAAAATCTTAAAACATATTTAGGTGAATATCGAATGATAACCGACTCGGTAAATATAATCGATGGTTTTATTGTAAATATAGGAGTTGATTTTGATGTGATATGTTATTCTAATTATAATAAAAGAGAGGTTGTGACTAATTGTTTAATTCAAATACAAGATTATTTTAATATAGATAATTGGACATTCAATAAACCAATCAACATTTCCGAATTAGAATTGATACTTGCAAATGTGGAAGGTGTAATGAGTGTACCATCAATAAAAATTTCAAATTTATGTGGTGGAGATGGTAACTATTCACCAAACAAATATAATATCGATGAAGCAACTAGAGGTAAGATAGTATATCCATCTTTAGACCCTTGCGTTTTCGAAGTAAA